CGGCATTTTTCATTAATTCCAGCTCGCTGTTCATTGCCCTTTCGAGCCAGGAATTAGAATTATGTCTATTATTTTCTATCTACCCCCACAGAAATTATACAACCCGTATTATTCGTTTGTCAATAGTTTTTATCGAAATTCTCGTTATTTTTATTGACACAATAATTTTTTCGTTATATTATAATGAAAAAGAGAAATAGAGGAGGGCAAATGTATGCCAGCTAAAGATATAGGAAAAACACTGAAGGAGCTAAGAGCGAATGCTAAGTTGTCCCAAAAACAGGCATACGAACATATAGGCGTAGCTCAATCGACCTTTAGTTCATGGGAAACTGGCAAAGCTGAACCGCCTACCGAAATCTTATTAAAACTATGTAAGCTATATAAAGTTGATGATGTTCTCGCCGCTTTTGGCTATGATGGATATGACGAAGACGGAAAAATATCATTAAACATGATGGAAGTAGACATAATAGAAAAATACCGCTGTCTGGATAACAGTGGTAAAGAAACAGTAACTTCGGTTCTTGACATACAATATAATCGATGCATGAGCAATACAACTGATGAAAGATGCACTGTGTCCGATAATGTTGTTGCTTATAAGACGCCAATCCTAAATGCAGCGCATGAAAGAACCGATATCGAAGTTACCGATGAAATGCGGCAGCATGACGAAGATATTATGGATGACGAAAATTTCTAAAGCACAGTCGTGATGATTGAGTAAGGAGGTTAAGATATGATTACTTACGAAACTTTATTAGATGAAGCCCTTGATGAAGGCCTCGTTGTTAAAGAAAAGCCTCTTCAAGGAAATGACGGAAGAATTAAGGGAGACAGAATCGCAATACGATATGATCTCACTACCGTTAAGAAAAAGTGCGTACTGGCAGAAGAAATGGGTCATTACGAAACATCTGTCGGCGATATACTCAGTCAGGACGAACTAAGCAATATCAAGCAGGAACGATTAGCCAGAATATGGGCTTACAAAAAGCTGCTCCCTTTGGATAAAATCTACGAGGCAGCATCTAAAGGTTATACCACTACATGGGATATAGCCGAGTACCTTGACGTAGATGAGGAGTTTTTGAAACACTGTTTGGTGCATTATGGGATTTTGGATATTTCACTATAACGGCAATACTACGGGCACAGTCCCGTATTGCAAATATATGATAACGTGATATAAATTAAAGGAGAACAGAATTATGAAAAAGATTACACTGTTATTAGTTGCCCTCATGCTTTCATTCAGCTTATTTGCTTGTGAAGACAATAGCGAAGCGGCTCCCGAACCCGAAGTAACAACCGAACCACAGATCGAAGTTTCCGATCCTTTGATTTGTCCAGAATTTACCGCTGAGCAAAAAACTTCTGCAATGGTAGATCAGATAGCCTTCACCGCTAAAGACTATGCGCCAAGTTTAACCGATGAAGAAGCCAGCGAGATAATTGATGCAATAAGGACTGCCGATCATCAATTCTACAATGGTCCTGAGGAAATGGAGAAATATATGTGGTACGGTTATCTTCTGTCCTATAAGTATGATGATTCTAATCCACGTGCAAAGTTGGGAGATGATTTATGCCAAGCAATCAAATATGTGTATCGTGATGCTGAATCTGTTTTAGATGACAGCACAAGGGAAAATCTTTCTCAGATAGACGAAGATTTAGCAGAAATATAAGTTTTATTTTAAAAATGCCCCCTGCGCCAACAGGGAGAGAAAAATAAGACAAACATTCAAGCGGAATAAAAACACAATCGAATTTCTTTCCACTTGGGAAAAATTATACAATCCAGATTTTAACCGTGTGCAATTCGAGGCGGTTATGGAGGAGAAGGATACCAAGTTTCTCAAATAACAACAAAAGCCCCTGCACGCAGGAGCTAATGTATATCGGCTGTAATGGTACAGCACGACCTAAGCAATCAAATTGTATCATTACAGCCCCAAACTTTCAAGTTTTTGGGGTATTTTTATGCCCTTTTTTAGGAAAAGGAGTAATGGTATGACGAAGAAGTATAAAGTAGAGAAGACTTTTACCTTCGAGGGAAAGCGCTACAAGATTTATGCAGACACAGAAACCGAGGCTATAATCAAAATGGCCAACAAGATTCGTGACTTAGAAGAAGGTAGAGTGACGATCAACGGCAATATGACCGTTAAACAGTGGGCAGAAATGTGCGTGCAAAACTACAAGGTCAATCTTGCGCCAATTACGCTGAAAAATTACAAGCTGAAAATGAACAAATGGATTATCGAGGAAATAGGTCACTACCGGATAAAGGATATAAAGCCAATGCATTGTCAAGCCGTACTCAACAAAATGAATGGAAAATCCGAAGACCTGATTCGAAAAGTAAACCAGATGTTGAAATTCATCTTTTCTAAGGCGGTTAAGAACAAGATGATACTTGACAACCCCGCAGACGATTTAACCCTGCCAAAAGGCCCAAAATCTACTCGCAGAGCCATCACTGAAAAGGAAAGATGCGCCATCTTATCTGTTGCTGACACCAATCCAAAATACATATATTTCTTGCTCATGCTATTCTGCGGCTGCAGACCATCCGAAGCTGCAGAAGTCAAACGTGGGGATATCAAAAATATGGACGGTGAAAATCTGCTGCATATCAGGGGAACAAAATCTTCCAACGCCGATAGGTTCGTGCCGGTACCAAAATATCTTTTTAACCGGATCCCCGACAAGAACCCTTTCGACTACCTTGTGACCAATGAAAATGGGAATAAACTGACCACAGGGAACCGGCAAGTGTTATGGAAGCACTTCCGGCGTGATTTAAACATTTACCTGGGATGTAAGGTGTACCGAAATCAGCTGATACCGCCTTACCCTGTATCACCGGATCTTACGCCCTACTGTTTACGCCATACCTACTGTACCGATCTGCAGAAACAAAGCATAGATATCCGGACGGCACAGTATCTCATGGGCCATGCCGACATCAAATTAACTGCGAATATTTATACACACATTGACAAAACCGTTGTTGTCGAAGCAGCCAGACGAATGAACGAACAAGACTCACATGGTATACCCAGTGTGATACCCGTGGCTGTAACCGTTGAAAAATAGCCGTTTCGTTCAGCCCTCTCACGGCTGAATCAGGGGTTCGACTCCCCTTGGAAGTACCAATTTTAAAACCCTTGAGACTGCTGTATTTGCAACGGTTTCAAGGATTTTTTATTTTTTTCAAAATGGAAATTTATGTAATATTTTTCAGATTTTTAGAGGTTTTTAGGGGTTTTAGGTGTGATACCCTGTGTGATACCCTTTTGGGACGTTGTAAAATTTATCAGATTTAGGATATACATTTTCACTGAATTTTTATTCACGCATAATTTTTGTATATTTTTTTCACGGGTTCAAAACTAAAAAAAGGGCAACCATTAAGGCTGCCCGAAGTTAGTTATTTTAAATGAGTTACGTTAATACAAATAATTAGATATAACTTACAACTTAGCCGCATACTCACTGGTAATACAAATCCACCCCGGATAGTCACCGCCGACATAGCCGTACTTTCCATCGTCTGAAATATCGAACAAGGTCAGCACGCTGCCTTTGCTCCGTGTGCCCAGTTTCTTGTACGCCGTTCCAGGACCCGTGCGCCGGTTCATATCCTGTTTGAGTTTCACCTGCAACACCTCGGATTTAATGGCTACTGCTGCGCTCTTTGCAATCACCTTGCCCAGTGCGTTCAGTGCCTCTACTTTGTAATAGTAAGTGCAGCCACGTTTAGACGATGTGTTGATGTAGCTCGTTCCGGTGGTTTCGAACATCTTCTTGTATGTACCATTGCTATAGTCTGCCCGGTATACCCGATATTTTTTAGCGCCGCTGATTTTGCTCCAAGTTAGTTTAGGCTGGCCAAGGTCGCTATGGGATTTCGTCGCCGTCATAGTCTTCACAGAGACCTTTTTCTTTGCGCCTACCCAGCTTGCTGCAGCCTCAGCAAGAGCCTCGCCCATTTTTTTCAGCTCTGCATCTTCGTCCCAGTCTGAGATATCCGTCTTGTTATCGACAAAGGCTATCTCGTTTAAGATAGCTTTCATATTGGTGTCTCGCAGAACCGCCAGGTCAGGTCGGTACTTCACGCCTCTGCTGTTCTGACCGGCTGCCTTGACGTACTCCTCAAAGTGCTGACCGAGTTTTTTATTCGCTGAACCATAGACCAGCGCCTCGTAGCCATCACCGCCGCCGGCGTTAAAGTGTACGGAAACAAACAGATTCGCCTTCCACTTGTTGGCTCTGGCAATGATGGTATTCAGGCTGTCCGATGAGATGTCCTGATACACTTCGCAGGAATAGTTTTCTCTAAGGTGCACTACTGCAGCTTTGACAACCTGTATCGCAACCTCTGCCTCTTTTACATATTTCACTGCACCGGGGTCACTTCCACCGTGCCCTGCGTCAAAGTAAATTTTAGCCATGTTCTACCTCCAATTAAAAAATCCTGCAATGGCTGCAGGACGAATTTCACTATTGCAAAATAACTTCAATCGTGGTATATTGAGGTCAAGAGGAAACCGTTGAAAACGGCTAACCAATTAACGGTTGTGAAAACCGCCCGCAGGTTGCAAGCTTAGGGGCGGTTTTTTCGTACAACTTCCATAATCGTAATCATCGTAAAAACGATCATCAACACTTCATAGTCTGTCATATGTACCACCTCCTTGTTATGCTCGGCATTTTTCAGCCTGACCGATAACAATAACGGAAATGGTCAACCGCTTTCTAACTTGTCCTCTTGACCATCATAGTATACCATGCCTTGTTCTTACGGACAAGGTTCTTTATTTTTCGTCAACTTCCGGCAATCCTGCCACACTGGTGAGTAGAGATAATACACCGGCAAGTACTGATGCGCTTGCGACGATTTGCCAGCTGACATCTTCTAATACAGCACTGGTTCCAATCATGGCAATCGCTGCCTGTGCCATCGTTTTCACCGCTCTTACAGCTGCTGCTTTTAACCATTTCTTACTCATTTTTCTTCCTCCTTTAAAATCCGATATTCTGAAACACGAATCCGATAATGATACCCACAATAGCCGTCATGGCATGGCCTATGACTTTACGCCACATCTCCCCGTCCCGTTGTTCCAGTTTGGACAGTTTTTCACTCTGCTCATGTTGTTCCTCTGCCATGCTTTTAACTGAGATAGCCAGTTCTTTAACGGATAAAGCAAGGTCTGTGATTTTTTCGGTTTGCTTTTCGAGCAGTTCAATTCTCTTGCTGTTTCGTTTTTGCTCCGCCTCCATACGGCGCCGAAATTCTTCATGTTCCGCTCTCGTGATTGGTGTGTCCATTTTTTTACATCCTTTCTATTGCTGCAATGCGGTCTTTCAGCAGCGCAATTTCTTCATTGTGCTGCCTTTCAACTTCTTCAAGTTTCGCTTCAAGTTTGTTTATCTTTGCGTGTAAGATTGGGATAAATTCATCATATCTAAGCGAATACGAATACACACTGCCCTCATCTTGCATGTAACGAACAAAGCCGCCGAAATCCTCTATTTCAAGACCTACGGTTTTCATCGCTCTCCATACTTCTTGCGCAATATATCCAACATGTTTCACACCATCATCATCTGCGATGATGGTATATGACAGTGGGTCAACATGATCAAGCATTTCGATATACAAGTCCATATCCCTGTCAAAGTTTGTCTTAAGGCGCATATCAGAAGATACATCAACTGCATGGGATGTCATGATATATGCCCATCTGTTTGAGTTCATGCCGATTTGCTGCGTGGTTTTAACAGGGCAGATGTGACCACCTGTTGTCATGTAAGTTTCACCATCACCGTTAAACAGTGCGCTGTGCTTATGTCCACTGTTCGCCTTGCCAGACAGCTTACTGTTCACCCAGGACTCAAAGGCGATAGCGCCAAAGTTGGTCACATCAACCTGAGCATTCAACTTGCTCCCTGTCCAGCCGATGTATATCTTATTTGTCCCTTGGTTGGTTCCACCGCCTTGTTGAATTGGCGTAAATCCAAGGTTCGCTTGTGCGCCTATCTCTGACCGTACTGTTGCAGGGTCTACTGGCACAAGATAAGCACCGTCTTTTGCTTTTCTTACATAGCTGCCGCCTGCAGCATCAGCAAGTCCAGAGATTGAACCTGTGCCGCCATACTCCAGTCCAATGGATTTTTCAAACTTTACTACATCCCGAAAGGTAGACGGAAGTGCAATGTCAAGCAGTTTTGCATACTCCGAAACCTTTCCTATCCCAATTCCATCACCGGTATCAAAGAAGTCCATGAGAACGAATGCCGTTCCGATTTGTGCAGTTGCGCTAATCGGCGCCGCACTGGTGAAGTAGTCGCTGACCTCTATTTTGATATCGTACTGACTCTTTCCATCTGCAGCAAAGGTAATGAATCCACTTGCCTTATAGCCATTCCAGGTTATGGTCTTGGCGTTCGCTGACGGGTATGTTCCTTCCGACCGTTTCTTCCACCGGATAACTGCCTGTTTTGTATTCTTGTTGTTGACTGATGATACTGATGCATCATAGTCCACTCTGCAGTAAAGACCGTCTCGCTTCTTGTTGCCGTTTGCGTCGCATCTTGCAACAGAAAGCTTGTTCACTTTAGGCGAATCATAGCTAACGACCGGAATTGTACCTTTAAAGGTTGTGCTGACTCTATCTCGGGAGTCCAGCGCAACGATTTCTATCGGAACATTTCCCGAGCCTGTGACAATATCCGTGGTTACAGCTTGTCCGGTATAGGACTTTCCTTCGAATTTGGTTGTCGTCTTCTCAATCGTCGAGCCATAGACCCCTTCTCTTTGTGCTGTAACCTTGATTTTTGACTTGTTCTGGACAAAGGCGCCAAACTGGGAGGCAATACCTGCGACTGTTTCTGCCGTTGTAAAACCGGAAACAACCGGCTTCGCCGATGTCGGAACAGTGATTTTCAATGTAACTTCCTTTGTCCCGATAACGGTCGACCCATTTTTTGTCTTGCAGATGATTTTCAACGTACCCGATGTAGTATTTGGAATCTGTTTTCCCAAGTCGGTATTGACTGTCCAACTGGTACTTTCATTTAAGTCGTTCCAGATTGTGCCAGTTGCATCTCCAAAGGAATAAGTCACGTCGTGTTTAAAATTATCGCTGGCCCTATGGGCTACGCTGACTCTGATCACCTGCCCCAGAGAAGCCGAAGTGATAGCGCTGCCACTGGAGTTTTGAATCCTTGGTGTTGTTGCTCTTGGAATGGTCTTCAAGGCCATCGTTCCTGACTTCGATAGGGATACCGGCAGATAGCTTGCATTATTGGTAAAGACTTCTACCTTAACAGGAACATCCTTACTGCCATCAGCGTCATGCGTAACAGTCGTTGTACCGCTGACGATGGTTTTGGAACTGTTACTGCCCATCGAGGTTTGGTTTCCCGTATTATCGTGATAAGCCACCTGTTTTCCGTTAATCGTCACTCTATAGCCGATGGTATAGCCGCTAAAATTGTTATAGCCGCTGTAGAGAACCAGTTTATAGTTAAGAGTTGTCTGGTTATTTTCTATAGATTGAGACTTCTGCGTTACCGTAAGAATCGCGTAGTAGGTATTTTTTGTATTGGTTTTAAATGTTGCCATCTTGCGCCTCCTTACAGTTTTCCGAAGCTGAGGTGCCCGGAAATCTCATTCCACTCAAAGCCGAATCCGCCAAGATCCAGGCTCTCTTCAAATCTGCCGTTTTTGCAGTTGAAGTAGTTCCCCAGCCACCAAGATAATTTTTGTATATCTCGGTAGAGTGAAATCTGATCGCCCTCCAGTTTCAAGAAATACTTATCTCCCGCATTCTTTTGCTTTCCGATTTCCAAACCGTCTGCTGCGCTGAAATTAAACCATCCGGAAAGTTTTTCAAATTCTCCATCTGCTTTTTTCTGAAAGTCCTCAAATTCGCCTCTGAAATTGGTTGCCGTCTGCTCAATCGTAGATATATCCCTATTTAGCGTATCCACTTTTCCATCAACATCATCTTTAGTGTAATAGATATTGCTAATTTCTGAAGTAATCTTGCCGGGCATTGATTCTATTTCGGTCATTACTTCGTTGTATATGCGGTCAATCTCCTGGCGGCTGTTGCTGAGTCCTTCCGTCACATTTACTTCCAACCGCTCTAAGGTTTCAGTTGTCTGTGCAAAGTTTCCGGTAAAACTCTTCGTACTGTCACCGACACTGATGGTATTGCTCTCCGGTGCAAGCAGATCAATCTCCATCTTCTTGATGAGCATCAGGTCATTGATATTAAGGCTTTGAATTTTTACCGGTACATAAGTACCAAAAGCAAAGGGCTCTACCGTATATCCGGCTCTATAAAGATCCGCCGCCGTAAGGCTTATGGAAGTAGTTACGCCAAGCGCCGCCGCAAGGTCTTTTACACCCGCCGTTTTCAGCCGCCCCGGTTCGTTGATATCATCGTGGCTGACGATCCTTGTGATTCTGCCATAGGTGTTTATTCCTCGTTCGTCCTCAAGATAGATTTTCCCATCGTTGACGTCCGCAATAGTGATGCGTTCATCGGTTTCTACTTCATTGCCTTCTTCATCTTCTATCGTCTTTTTCGCCCCTAAAGGAATGATGACTGTGGCCAGTTCCTCACAGGTGACCGACCGCTCCACGTCAACTAGGTTAATACACTGCTCTACAGACTGATTACTAAGAAAGTTCAAGTCCTTCAAGTAGTCAATGTATGTACCATCTTCTTCATGCCGAACCCACAGGTATCCGCCCAGTTCGCTTTCGAAGAACTTACTTCGCAGAAGTTCCCAGGTGCTCATGTAGTCGATAGAAGAACGGACAATTTTTCCGGTTTCCGTATCATTTTCCACGGTGATGCTTCCTACTTTAAACTGCTTTTCTTCCGACACCTGGCTGTTGTGATAGGTAATGGTCTTAGTAAAAAGCTCCTCTACCGTCCCAAAATGTTCAAAAGGTTCCTGTACTGTGTCATTAAAAAACGCCAGCTCCCCTTCACAGGTAATGGCGTTATCCCGATACAGATTCATTTTCGGCGCATAAGGACGGCCTCGAAACAGCAGCCTATCTTCATCATAGAGGGTGATGATGGATTTCATCAGCTTAATCATGCCGTAATGAAGATTGGTCTGGGGAATGGTAAAATCCAGCGTGCCGGCTTTATTCACTTCTCTTGATAGTTTTCCTGCTGTGATATCGTAACCTTCCAGAATCGGGTGGTAGATGAGGATATCGTCTGCATAGATACTGTACATTACAAACTCCCCTCCTTATACGTGATTTTTATGTTTCCGGCTCCCGTAACCGTCAACACATTCTTTCCGGCGAAAAAAACTATGTTCAGGGTATGTTTTCCTGCTTTTACCTCAAATGACTTTCCGCCAAACACAATTTCCATCGCAGTGGACACTTCGATTATCGGTACAACCGGTTCAGATAAATTATTACATTCGATAGCAGTTGCGACCCCCGTCAAGGTCTTTTGGATGACAGTGTCCTTGATTTTGCGTTTGTAGGGATAGGCCGTTCCTGAAATAGTAATCTCTGAAAAAAGACTGTTTTCGGGCGCTTCTTCAATAAGCAGTCTGGTATCATAATAGAACTCAGGATCTGATGGTAACACCACTTTCCGTTTCTTCCCATGCAAAGTGTTTCGGATCTTTCCCATTTTTTCTTGATAGTCTTGCTCGCTTCCTGCCATAAGTGAATACATCATTTCTACTTCTCTTTCCGCATAGGTAGTAAAGCCCGAGATAGCTTCACTTTGATCCAGCACCCCATTTTTTCCGGGAATTTCCGTTTTGGTCAAATAAGGTTCTGGCGATCCCATATTCACAGAAAGCAATCTTATACCCAGACTCTCATCCTCAATGTCATCATATTTAATTCCCATCTTGATTTAAACTCCTCTCCTTGAAAGACTTTCTATTCTGGCCAATTCCTCATCCGTATACGTACTGGTGGCTCTTGCAATTTCCCGACCATCAAGATCTAATTTTGAAGTAAATACATATTGCTTTACATCAGTCTGTTTGACTCTTGTCATATCAAATAATCGCGGAGCCAAATCCGCACGCTTTCCCTCCAACGCCATAATTTGTTCAAGACCTTCCATCCCACCAATCGCTCTAAGGCGCTGCGCATCTTCTTTTGTCAATACCATCTCGCCCACATGAAGCAGCGCAGGAAAATCATCAGCCGGCACATAATCCATACCAACCTTTAACCGCGGAATCTTTGGGATATTGATTCCCTTTCCTCCAAGTGGACCCATCCAGTCCGGAAGCTTGATCTTATTCAACCCTCCGATAAAAGAGTTGAGCTTATCAATAATCCAGTTTATTGGTGATTTGAACAGCCCTTTCATCGCCTGCCATACACCGCCAAATATATTCTTGACTCCGTTCCATGCTTGTCTCCAGTTTCCTGTAAAAATGCCTTTTACAAAGTCTGTGATTCCTCCAAAAATTCTCTTTATTCCTTTAATTACATCTTCAAATCCCGGGATGATTCTTTTGAATATGTTCTTGACATGCTCCCAGGCTCCCTCCCAGTCACCTGTAAAAACATCCTTGATAAATCCGATTAGATCCTTAAAGTTTTCGATCATTAGCCCGATATAGTCTGAAATTATATCGGAGATTGTGTCCATTACCAGTTCGAAGACTGGCATTAACACTTCTTGCAGCAGCTCGATTAGTGGCGCAAGCACTTCATCCATCAGCCAGATAAACGCATCCATGAGTGGCTGCAATGCTTCACTGATAACCATCAGGATCGGCTCGATGAACGCAGATATCAATTCAATCAGAGGAGTCAGAAGCTCCGTTATGATTGGCAATACAATTTCAATCAACGTCATAAGGAGCGGCATTAAGGCTTCCCCTAAAGGAAGCAGAACCATCTCCACAGCCCTGCCCAGTGTTTCAAACATTGAGCCAAGGTCATCATATTTTATATCCTTAAGTTTTTCCAGCTCATTACCTGTGTCGTAAGAGCCTTCTTCAATCTCCGCAAGAGCAGTAACCGCATCTGCTCCAAGATCTTCCCACATAGTACCGAACAGCTCTACACCGGCCTGATTCTGCTCAAGCGGGTCTTCCATATCAGCTAAAGCCGATATAGTCTGATCAAAAGCCTCTTTCGCCGAGTCTCCGCCTTGCGCAAACTTCTTGGACATTTCTTCTGCGTCAAGACCAATTCTTCCAAATCCGCTTGCCGTGGTATCTGAACCATCCAAAACCTTATTTGAAAATTCCTTCATGGCATCGCCGACTTTGTCCAAATTAAAAGCGCCTGAATCGGCGCCTTTTTGAAAGATTTTGAACATGTCATCGGCGTCCATACCTAAACGCTCAAAATGAACGGAGTATTCAGATATGGTATCCAGTAGCTCTCCCGAGAAATCAAGGTTATTCTGCGAACCGGCCGCAATAAGGTTCATGGCTTCCTCACCACTAATTCCAAATTGCTCCATCATTGCTTTAGCAGCCTTGGTAGATTCCGGAATATCGTAGCCAAATGTGTCACGCATTGCAAAAGCTGATTCTGTCACATTTTGGAGCTGTTCATCATCCATTTCGCCCATGTTCTTGGTTACATTCGATACACCTTCTGCAATATCATTGAAATCTTCTCCATAATTATTCGCATAAATATCTTCAAATACATCTTGATATTTCTCGGCTTCTTCTTTACTTTTCCCAGTGGAGGATGCGAACTGATTTATCGCGCTATCCAGTTCTCCTGCAACAGATACGCCTTTTACACCGGCGGCAAAGAACGCTCCGCCAAAGCCCATCGCCATTGCCTGCGTACCGGACAGTCCCTTAGTTAAATCTCCGATTTTATCGCCAAATGGAATTGCTCCTGTTACAGCCTCGGAAAAGGAATCCTTTGCAGTGCTTCCTATATTTCCAAAAGCATCTTTAAAGCTTCCTTCTATCTCCGATGCAACTTGCTCACCTACATCACCAAGCTCCTTTATCTCTGATTTTGCCGCAGAAGTTTCAGCATCAACGTCAACATCTATCGACCTGTCTTTACTGATTTTGCTGACCTCTGCGCTTGCACTCCGAGTATCCGCCTCAACTTGAATATCAATATCCTGATCGGATATATTCTCCATAGCCTTTTTTGCGTCTTTACCCGCATCCTGCCAAGCGCTGGCCACGTCATCAGATGCCCTCTGCGTATGTTGTACAACTTGATCAGTGCTTTTTTTGATCTGGCCGGATTTATCTTTTTCTATCTTTACGGTCTTATCCGCTGACTCCTTTGCGGCCTTTTCTACCTTCTTGTTCGCCTGCGATAAATCCGCTTCGATTTTGCTATCATCTCCACGAATCTCATATTCGACTCTTCCCGCCTTTTCTGACATCTTGCACCTCCCTTCCTATTTTTTCGTTGCCATGCTTTCCAGTGCATGAAACAGTAAATTGAGCCCGCTTTGCCCTCCGCCTCCTCGAACCGGCAGGGCATAATAGGATTTTAGTTCCTGAATTTCTCGAACCTCTTTCCCGTTTTTCCCGTTATATGACGGTATATCCATCGCTCGAATCCGCATAACCTCTCTGATCTTTGTATTCTTAGAAAGCCCCTGAAACAATGCGATAAACTTCTTCCAAGGAAGTCTTCCCTGCAGATCTATCAAGTCCATACCATAGTCCATCATGAAAGACGCGTAGATATACTCTCCGTCATAATCAAAATCCAGAGTATTTTTTTCTTTCGCAGCTTTCGGCCGCTTTCGCGTGTTCACATATCGCTGATAAATTTCTTCAAGCAGCTCTGCTTTCGCTTGCATACTAAGCTCTTCCAGATGGCCTGAGACAACCAGCATCTTCAATGCCTGCTCTAACTTGTCCAGATCGGATAACTCTTCTTCGCGATATAGGTTTTGTATTTCCAGCACAACGTCAAAAGCCGGATTTACCTCAAATCGTTTTCCTTCCAATTTGATGATATAATCCGGCTCTTCTGTTAAGAAACCCATTTCTCTACCTCATTTTTTTCAGCATACTGCGGCGAGTTTTCCGGTTGTACGAGGACAGAATTTCCTTGCGGCTCTCCTGCGCAATCGTTCTAACTCTCGGGATGATACATTCGGTAATAAACGGAACGATGTTCTTAATAATTTCCAAGTAGTCCCATTCATAGAATGCATAAATCTTTTTTGCATCTTCAGCCCCAAAGACCAGTTCAAATATGCTCTCAACCTTTTCTCCGAGCTCCACATACAGTTCCTTAATCTCTTCGGGTTCCTTTGCAGATTCGATTGCCATCAGCCTTTTTCTTGCGTTTAGCAGATCAATATATTTCATGCTCAATCGTTCAGCCATTTTCGTGGGGTTCAGTTCCACATGAATAATTTCTTTGACTTCCCCGTTCTCATCGACTAACTCTAAATCTTCCACACATTTTTTCGTTTTCTTTGCTTGATATGCCATCTTTTTCCTCCTGAACAGGGAGAGGCTAAAACCTCCCCCATTAAATATTCTCATCCGCCGAAGGCGTTTCTTTCTGCTCTACCGGACTTTTTTCTTCTTCCGGAATAATGCTTTCAATCATCCTATGCGTTTCAAAGAGAGGCCGTTCCGATTGCCGGACGGCCATTTCCATGAATCGTCACAGTAAGTGCGTTTACCGCACCGGAGTCCCCATATGCCGGGGTGATATTCGCCAGAGTTACCGGCCAAATGATCACCTTTTCGCCCTTCTGAAGCTTCAGGTGCGTTTTTCTCGCATCACCAAGGCCATACATGACTTCATCGCCTAAGATATAGTCACAGGCCTCATCTCCCGGCTTAACATCCCCAGTCAAGGTTAAGGTCATCTGGGCGCCGGTTACTTCCGTACTTCCCCAGCCTTTATCTGCATAATATGTTGCCTGATACAGGACTTCATTTAAGGACTGCGCCATGTTCTTGGTCAGTGCGGCAATGCTTGCCCATGTCGGCGTCGTACCGTCCGGCGCAGTATTAATAAAGGCCTCCGTTTCGTAATTCATTTCCGGCGTAATCGTATTAGCCGGAAGCTCCGGATCAGCAAATCGCTGTAAATCAAATTGTTTCATTTCTTCCTCCTTTAAAAACAGATACGGCAGCTGATGATACAGGAAAAAAGATATGTCCTGTCTTCATCTCTGCCGATTTTATTTGGTTCTTTGGTTACTCTTGCATCCAGCCACGAAAAGGTCTCTCCGCCCGGATATTTTTTCAGCTTTCGCAGGTAATTGCAAATCTGCCAAAGCTGTTCCATGCCCCGTTCCTGACTTACGTCTCTACATAAAAATAAGACCGGGAATGTCACGATCTCATCTTTATTGTAATATGTAGTATCGGCAAACCCCTCTCCGATTTCCATGTAAAGACCTCCTTCGGCCGGAAGTTCATCCAGGTCTATTTTCTTTTCGAGGCTGCAGTGTTTTTCCAGTATAGTACAAAGTAGTTTTATAAACTCTATTAGTGGTATCATCTCATCCTCGCTTTCATTGCCGCCTGATACACTTTTTCCCATTCACCTCCGTGGACTTCGTAGGCATACTTCGCCCACTCCTCACGGGCAAGTGCCGCTGTAAACGTGAGCTTTTCAGGACCATAGGTTCTGTGCGCAGGGTTACCGTGCATGACATCACCGTGCCATAAATACTGCGCATATGGTGTATCCCACCTAAGGGTTATTACTCCGTCCACCGGCTTTCTGTCACTATGAGTCAGCCCGCTACCCTTCAAAGTTCCCTGGTCTTCCGGAACATACTGCCCGATATCCTCGAGAGCCTGATCAGATAGGTCTCTCAGAGCCTCTTCATTAGCCTTTCGAATAAAGGCTGCGGCCGCGAACTTGTGAAAGCTCACTTTTGCAGTTACTTTAGGCACTTTTAATCAACCCCAATTCATAATGGTGCAATTTTTCTCCGTCATATAGCGGCTCAATCACCTGCACCCGGTGTTTTTGCGTATTGAAAATAACGATGTCGTCTATGGCAAAGATTACATCCTGCGGCCGGCTGTTCTTACAGTCATAAAACAAAGTAGCCGCAAGTTGTATCTCCGCACCGTTTTTATCTCTGACGACTCTGCTCGACGGCTCCATGCGCACACGGGATAATTCTCTTTGCTCCTTTAACTCACCCGTTCCCCATCGGTCTCTTTCCTCTTTGGCATGCAAAACAGTGTGAATAAGCAGTTTTTTCGGTATCGCCCTCAAATCATACCACCTCCACGATAAAGCAGCCCCGTTGGAGCCAAAATCCGCCTTGCTCTCGGTGCATAGATGGACGTTGCCGCATTCCCGGACGCTGACGACGCTTTTGTATAGGAAAACTTTCCAAGACCGGCACTCTGTAGATCAGTACCATTATCCATATCACTTCCGCCGTTGGCGTCCAAATATTCAATCTGGGCACAAATGGCTTTTTTAAAGCGCTCTTGTACATCTAAAGGATATCCCGAAATATTTCTCTCCGATATACGATGGGAACACAATTCCTCTATAATTTCTACCGCCCTTTCAAGGAGATTTGGGAAGTCGGCTGAATCTACCGACTCCCCATGAAAGGTATCAGTGTAGTAATCTTTATCTATGTATGCCATAGGATTACCTCCTTACTATGCCTCCGGAACAAGTGTGACATCTTTCGTCACTGCAGCAGCTGCAACAGTAACTGTCTCATTTACAGTTGTATATCCCTTCTTTGTAATCTTTACCGGATAAGTGCCCGCTCTCAGATTAAACTCTGCCTCGCCCGAAGCGTTCGTAACCAGTTTTGCGCCATTAACATCCACTCGCGCTCCAGCAATGGCGTTTGGTGTTGTTGCATTATCTTCTACGGTAAAGGTAACTTTCTGTGTAGTTACCGGTGTTCCCGGTTCAAGATATGCAAAAGCGCATCCTGTTCTGTCTTCATCCATTCTGGTTGCAGGATTTGGAACAGCCCATCCCATTCTGAATACGACTCTAAGCGCAATCATATCCTGCTGTGCAAGGTTATATACAATCTCTTTTGTCGTAGGATCCTGAATAACGCCCTGATCCAGAATCTTAACCGTGACATCCTGACGAATTGCGTATACCGCCTGCTTGAAATCGCCAACAACAAGCTGCGCAATGTTCGGATAGAAAGCTCCATTTTCCGGGAAAGAGATAGGAGCCCCGTCCAGGCTGTATCTTGTTGCATCCTGCATATTTGGCTTAAAGATAGGCTGTCCGTTATCGTCTCTTAATCCTCTCAGTTTAGACTTGAAGTTCATGGCTGCAATCGCACCGGAAACACCGTATCCATCGTCTTCAACTTTAGAAAACACCCCGCCTTCGCCGAGAATTAGATCATAATAATCTTTACCGGTTGCAGGTGCAACATTGTTTCCTGCCTGTCTTGCCAGCGTAACGATGTCCATCTGCCACTCTTTTGGTCTATTGTCTCCGAAGATGATAGCTGCATCGACCTTCTGACCGATTGCTTCATGAATTCTCGGCGTAATCTCGCCCATGATATCAAACTCTGCATCATCAAGTACTGCTTCCGGAATCGGAACAATAACTGCCAGTTCTCCGGCTGTCAGATATACGTTATCCCACGCCTGTCTGGTGGTCTGTTTCATTCCGGTATCACCGTCCACCCAGTAAGCGGTAGGTAAGAAATCCAATACGCGGATCCTTGTCTGTTTACTGGTCATATTCGGCAACTTCTTCGCCATGCTCATGAATACCGAGTTCTTCGGTGTATCCTGGAAGATTGTCTGTACAACCTGCTCTCTGATAATCGCTTCTGCGTCCTGTCTGTTTGTAATATTTACTGCCATTTTCGTTTACTCCTTTCCAAATAAGCTTCTCAAAGCCTCATTCGCTTGCGTGTTCTTATCTTCTACATTCGGATTCGGCCCATTAGTCGTTGAAACAATCTGGGGAATTCTTCTATCCGACTCGAAAAGATAATCATTATCCTTTTTGACCGCATCCACGGCCTTCTGAATATCTTTCTCCTGGTTCTTACTTGCCTTTAAACTCTCAATGTCCAGCTGCGCAATTACAGCTTTCGCATTTCTTGCCTTAGATGAAGTGACCACGGAATTCAAAAGATCATTGAAATCTCTATCTGCCATTTTCTGCTGATACTCCGTATCTTTGTTTGCCAGATCAGCTTGCAACTGCGAGACTTGCCCTCTCAGCTCTGCTACATCTACACCCTCAAATCCTTTCAAGGTTGTCTGTGCCTGTTGCAACTGTGTCCTGAGATTGTCTCTGTCTGCTTTTAGCGGATTCAACTCTTTACCGTGTTCCCCCATAACATAATCGACCTGTTCCTGCGTTAGGCCTCTTGTAAGCAGTTCATCTGTTTTTAATGCCATATTTTCTCCTCTCTTCTTCTCCTTAGGTTGTTTTAGGTGTGTAACCATCCACCATAGGAGCGGACTGTTTTAGGTCTTATCCCCTGACCGATTTATAAAAGTTACATGATTCGGATAAGCCTCTTCAATGTGACTTATTCCAATTAAAAAAGAATCCACCAGGAGAATTCCTTTCTCCGACAGATCCTCTAAATATATTTCTACATGCCCGGTTTCCAGCTCACACGCAATTACATCCTCTGTCAGTTCCTCTATGGATTCGATGAGGGTTTGTGTGAGCGCAGATACTGCTGCACATATAATATCTTTCCCGGCTTCCGCATATCCTGCGTGACCGTCTACCGTAATTCCGTTTTTTGTTTTGGTTACGACAATCAAGCGCACCACCTCCTTAATTTTGGGTATAACAAAAGACCAGTGGTTTAACTGGTCTTGGGTTTGATGATTTTATTTAGTTTGTGACTTTCAATTATATTCTTCCTTTCGGAATTGTCATTGGCACGAATCCCTCATTTGTTCCATGTTCTAATGTATATTCACGGTAACGCTCATATTCTTGTTCTAATTCGTAGTCAGTCATACCATCAACAAAAATATGGATTTTCTGCCAAGGAACCTACATCCCATGTCCGCAAAATCAGTTGTTTTCTGTATTCTACCGTGTATTTTCCCATTTCTATGTCTCCATTTCATATTCTGTTGCCTTATTTTTCAATCACCTTTGTCGATCCATCTTTTAAATTAACCTCAACACTTAAAATAGTTTCTGGAAATACATTTTCTTCGACATATATTCCTCCATTCCTTAAAACAGGAGGTTCCTCTTCAAGGCTATTCTTAAACATTCCAAAATGCACAGTTAAAACGCCATTGCCTCTGCTTTCTACTAAAGTCAATTTCTCTATATTATTAGTCAGAAACTCTCGTCCATACTTTTCAATCAGTATCTGGCCAGCTATATCTCTTCCTTTTTCCCTGCTTATCATTCTTTTTTACTCCTATTGATTCATTGAACCAATCCTGTTCGCTTGCTGTAAAGGTGATAATGTTCGCTTGTAAATCTATTATATCACTTTCTTTCTGCCAAGTAAATAATTCTAATGTTCTCCTATCCGGATCTGATGCTTGTAAATTTCTAATTGTAGGATGTGAATGTGAAGTCCATTCATATTGATTTTCCTCAATTATTTTCCAAGCTTCATGTGGTATATGCCACGAAGTAGAAGTTCCATGCACTATAATTTTAGTATTGGATCCGGTGAATATTGCAAACTCATGTCCTGTTGCCGCTGTAAGAGCCGCTAAATCCTTGGTCTTAACCTGCTTCTTTCTTACTTCTGCCCAGTCCCCCTTGTTTGGTATCTTATCTAAAATCTTCTGTTGTTCACTGCGTAATGTAACTTTTCCATCTTTTAACAGCCCTAAGTATTCTCGATACTGATTTTGTTCAGATCCGATTCTAATACTATTTCTATTTGTCACGCTTGCTCTTGTACTAATATCTTTATCAAACCCAACAACTTCTTCACGGTCCTTTCTCCTGTGGAGATTACCATTGCCGTCTACATAGTTTTTTAACTTTGCTTCTTTTGCTTTCAGCTTAACGGCAGCCTCTTCAAAAGCGTCTTTATCTCCTATCTCATCATAAAGCATACACTCTCGTTTCTGTTTTCGCACATCTCTTTCTAAAGCTCTTTGAACCTGTGTCTCTTTATAAAGCTTATCATTTGCATCGTAATCTTCTGTAGGAAAGTGTCTCTGGATATGTACACCGGGAATAAACGGTCGCTTATGGTGCCCGCAGTTTATTCCCAGTATTCCGTCCGGCTCTCCGAAACTTGATGAGCTCCAAGGGTAGACTTTTATCTTCTTTCCATTCAGGTCTTCGATTTCTCCCCCAGAATCATCCAAGGAAAATATTTTTCCCTGATCCTTGGCGCATTTTGGTCTGGCGCCTGAGTGAGAATCAATAGCAATGTATTTTACACCAGCATCTTTACAGCGTGCTGTTTGCACCTCCTCTGCCGTCTGCCTTGCTGTGTTTCTCATGTTCATATTCACATAGGCTTCAGGAGTCCACTCACGCCCTGCTTTATCTACAAAAGCGGGAATCCCTCTTGCATTAAATTCCTTTATGCATTCCCTCACTGCTTGTTGCCTTGATTCAATACCTATCGTTGTAGCAGTGGCATGTTTTCCCAGAATATCAAGAAACGTCTGTTTGTTTGCAATTTCTCCGGCTTTTCCTGCAATCTGTGTAATAAGCCTCTGGTATTCATCTCTGGCTTTATAGAGCATGACGGTGTTGCATTTGTTCAAGCTATCTTTTGCTTGTTTATTCAGCGCCTCCATAGCCTGCAACACGTTTCTACTTTTTGTTGCATCCACCGTCTTTTCAGCAAGACCTTCGGCTGCCAGTGTTTTCAGTCCCGGGTCTATCGCTTTGATCGCTTCCTTCGATGCCTCTTCAAGCATTCTTTCCGCTGCAGTCTGACTCATTCCGGACATTTGAGCTATAAGTTTGATGTTTTCCTTATTCAGCTTGCCAATTTCAGCCAGTTTTCTCAGCAACCATTTATCTGTATCAATAGGCTGCTGCCAATCAGATAGATGTTTTGCAATATTTTGCATCAAAATTGTTTCCAGGTCCATGTATATACCATCAACCCTCTCCGCCGCTTTCTGGTTCTCCAGGAGGTTCATTTATCCCGCCTTCCTTTCCGTCTCCATCTGTCCAATCAATGTCTTGCCCAGTAATTCTTCCTTCTTCCATAATTCGTTTCAGTTCTTCTTTTGCTTCTTCTTCTGTGCATTTGTCAATTTCCATGATTGCAGAAAGCTTCGATCGGAGTCCCGCACCTGTGAGTTTCGTATTCTTGTCAATAATCGCATCAATGTCTCTTACAATCGAGTCATCCCAAGTGAAGGATAATGTATAATCACCCATCGGTGCCAACTCATAAACCGAAGCATAAAAATCAATACCGTAGACCATATCTTCCAAAGCTTTCTGTAAAGCCGCTTGTGCATCGGATACTGTTTGGTATGAACGCTGCTTGCTGGTCTTTATTTCTTCTGCAGTTTTATCTACATTATTCGGATCCGAAAGCGTGCCGTAAGCAAGTCCGCAATTAAATTCAATCAATCGCAACTGATTATTCATGCCGTTATAGTAAGACTGGTCACGTATTTCAGGAGAAAAAACATCCAGTAACGGCTTGTCTGCAGCACCTACGTTATATTCAAATTCTCTATATAATCTTTCTTTCCCCTCGGGATATTCGTACTGCTGGGTCTGTGGATTTAATTTGAGCAGGCTCTGTGCAATGTGCACAGCGGTTTCTTTCGATTCATACTCCCAGTTAATCTGAGAATAACGTTTATCTGCCTCTTTTATCAGCTCTACCGCCCGAGAAAATACAGACACCCCCAAAGGACTATCCGAGTCCGCAGCATTAGCAAGTGGCACTTTGAAATATCCGAAAGGTAACTTGTCTACATTGGTGAAAGAAACCTCTGGCACCAACTCCGCCCATCTATCCACCATATTGATATTTATTTCGCTGCCTAAAGAAAAATCATTGGTACTCAAGAATACCCTGTTCTTTATCGTGAGGATATCTTTTTTTAATTCATGAAGTTCTATTCGGGAATAGATCTTGTTTCCTTTCCGGAATTGTTCCAAAAATGCGCAGTACGAAATATTTCCAGAACTATCAAAAGCTATCGGAAAGAAACAGTCTGCTTGTATGGTTTGCACATTGACGCCTGTAGCAGTCGGATAAGGTTTAAAAATCAGTCCGCCTTTTGCGCAGCCATATTCAACAGGAATCCTAATTCTATCAATAATCTTTTGATATTCGCTATTGATAAACTCTGCTCGACGGCTACCTTTACATTCTGTCTTCAGCTCCAGAGTTACGAGCCTCGCCACCTCCCCTGCAATCGCCACCGGAAGACCTATTGGCCTAACATGATCACCTCGCCACGGTGGTCTATTTTCATACATTCTTGCCCACAGTTCAATTCGCCTTGCCATCTCAGAAGACAAGCAAAAATCTATTGAAGTTTCAGAGTCTTCCCGTAAAACTTTCTGTATCATCATTAGCATTTTAGAATATCGCATACTTTCACCTCTATCCGTACTTTATAAGGCGGCTGATATACCGCTCAAATGTATATTCAAAACTATCTAAGCTGTCAATATCACTTGTCCCATCGTCTAATCTCTCATTTTTTACCAGGTTTTTCGGATTCCACACCGCTGTGCACAGTGCGTTGACAAGGCTGTTACATTCGTTTTTCACATAATAAAAACGCCCTTGTGCCATAAGAATGGCTGTAGCGTCAATTCTATCGTTTATCATTGTTTTCAAAGCATTATCCACTCGTACCCATCCAAGCCCATGCTTGCGCAAACTACTTCTTATCCCCGCTATTAACGTCTGTGCTTCGTTATCTGCATATACGATGTTAATAAATCCGTATCTGCTGATTATCTTTTGCACAAAATTGCAGAACCGTTTTCCCAGTTCCTCCGGATCTATCTCTTCCTTGCTACAATCAATCCATTCCGAAGCAAGAGCAACAACTTTATTGTAACCTCTGGTTATGGCCGTAGCCGTGAATGAGTGACCAGATCCGTTACCGCCAAAGTCGATGCCTAAAATAATTTCCGCAATATCGCTTGGCTTATCCTCAATCCGAAAAGCGAATAACTTTGCATTGGTATCATCAGCAAACCTGCGGTAAATAAGACCGTTAGCAACAACCCTTTGCCCTTTGATATCTCGAAGATACCATATGCTGTTTTTATCATATCGACTTTCAATCTCATGCAGTCTCTCTTTGGTGATATTGATGTTATCGTATATGGTACAGTGCATGTAATTATATCCACCCGGAAACTCTCCTGCGTCTTCCTGTTGCTTATATCGGTCTATGTATTCCGAGTAAATCTCTGCCTTTGGATTATCCGGGTTTAAATCCCAGAACACTTTTAATCGCTTCGCCGCCAGCTGACGGTTGAAGGCTTCCTTGATCGTCTTATCGTGGTGCAGGTTTATTTCCGTTGCTATCCACATGCCGTAGGAGTTGCCTCGAATTTTTTTATAGCTATCTTCCTTTGCGCCCCCGGCAAAGATGATAATCTTTTGCTCACCTTTGGTATCCGGCCCTTTAATAAATAATGCCTCATTGTCTTTATACTTCCCCCAGTGACACTGTCCTCTGAAAATCCATTCTAAACCAAATCCATTTGCATCTCCGATATTCATTTTCGCATTAGCCATCGTTGAACCAGTGGCCAAATGAATTCTATCCGGTGTTGTTTTTAGTTCATGAGCAAAAGCAAATACATTATCCACGGTTTTTCCGGCTCTTACTGCGCCCTCCGCCACGTTATATGCAGCCCCTTCGCATTTCTTAATGTACGCCTTGTGCTTGTCAGAGAAGTTGAAAGATATCGTCTTTTTTCTGCGAACATTACTTGCCATATATTTCGTCCTCTATTTCCGATAGGTCCTCTATTTCTTGCCCCGCTCCTGTAATTTTCCCTGTCTCTGCTTTCAGTTTCTCAATCCTCGCTCGCTGCTCTTCTGTAGCCAGGTCCCAGTTCTTGTGAAGCAAATCATCGTACCGGTTAATCATGCCCTCTAAAGTCTTCTGCGCCCGGGCCTGTGCTTGCAGAAAACTTGCCTGCTTATCCCAAGCCTGCTGCACTTCCCAGCGCTCACCTACGATATTGCCATTTTTACGCTCAATCTTCTCAACCGTCTTATCTTCCTTGTCTTCCACATACATAATCTTCTGCGCCCGGATAATGGCTGCATAAGCAATCTGTATCTGATCCCAGAGAACATCCAGCGGGTCTTCCGGCATTTCCGTTATAATAGAAACGGTCTCCTCCGGAAGATACTTCCGAAAGAAACCGAATTTCTCTGCGTTATTATTTCGTAGCGGTGCGCCATTTCCTACGGCGTTTTTGTTGCCTGGCTGACCGCCCTGTTTTTTGGTAACGTTACCTTTTGCTTTATTGGTAACGTTACTATTCCATTTGTCCTGGTTTTTCCATTTACGGACTTGCGACTCAGATACTTCCAAGTCTGCCGCAATATCTTTTAGTTTTCTTTTTCTGTCCGAATCAAGCCAAAGCCGATAAGCCAAGTCTCGCTTCGGGCTTCTCTGTCTTGGCAAATCGCCTCACCTCTCAGTCGTTTGTTTTGTGTAATAAAGTACCCCGACCACACGGCCCGGGGTAAAGATCTTTTATTATCGTTTTATGTACTTTATAAGTTGAACTAAATAATCAGGATCATTCTCTTTTTTCTCTGCCTTAGTTAAAGTTCTATTTCCTATGCTACGAAAACCATGCGACATGTAAAAATCTATTAAAAACTTCTTATCTTCGCATTCCACATAGGTCATTTTTCCACTAAGCATAATTTGAATTTGTGCAATCTTATCACAGGCAAGTTTCAGTAGTTCATCACCTGTAATCAGTTTATTATAGCCCTCCAAAAAAATCTTTCCTAATTGTGCGATTAGCGGAATAGCCATATGATAGGCCTTCATATCCTCATTACGCTCTGCATATTTATCTATTTTCCGCCTTAATGCTTTAGAATCAATCACCCTATCAGATATGGAAAGATATTTATTCGCCAGTGTAAAATACCCCACTAAAACCGGAGTATCTTGGTATGAAGTAAATACTAAGTAGGTTGCCGCAATCCCTTGTTCTGCAAAAGTAACAGCTTTCTGTCTCAAGAACATCTCAACATCTTGATTCTGTGGACATGAAAAAGCAGAGACGAAACCGTTGATTGATTCAACAACCCTCTCTGCTATTTTCTTTTCTTCTTCTGTTGTCAATTGTGAGACTTCATCTCTAATTTTTAATACATCGGCTAAATTAACTATGTTATATCCTGTCACCTTTTTGCTCCAAAAATTGTTTTAATTTTTTCTGAATCTAAATTTTCAACTTTCCTCGAGAAGACAACTTCTTTTTCCTTACTCGCTTTCGAAGTCTCCATAGCATCCACTAAAGCACGACAAAACTTTTTATCTTTAACTTTAATGTTATTGAAAAGACTATTCGTTGACACTTTAATCACACTCCTTAACTATAAAGCATCGTTTATTGTTTTATTATTATAGCAAATAATCCGGAAAATGTGAAGCCACTATATGTTGGGGATTATGTTAAAACTTTACACTTAAATTGCGTTTCAGAATTCTCCCAACAACAAAAGCACCACCAACCGGCAGTGCTTTTGCTCGACCATTATTCAATAAAAGGAGATGCACACATGTACAAGGGATGTTGTTTTCCCTTTGTCCAAATTTGTATATTACCATAATAGCACGATATTTTGTCCCGTGAGTACCCCTCCTTAAAGTTTTTTTGATAAAAGATAATAAAATTTTCTCCGCTTTTGATAGAACTTATTCTTCCCGCACGGAAGCCCTTTCATCATCTTGAGATAGTTAAAGGTATATCCTTCATTGGTCACCGCCAGGAGTATGTACTGGTAAATATCCGGTGCTGCTTCGATGGCAGTCTGTTCGATCAGCTCTATCCTACTTGCAATCAGCGCATTTCTGACTGCGGAATTTTCTGTAGGTTTCCCTACGGTCGTTCCTTTACCAGCTCCTACCTCGACATTGGAAAGCATCCGATTCTCCCTGATCTCCTTTACCCACTCGTTATACTGCAGACAGAAATAGTACAGTTCCTTAAACCGATACTTGCTTATGTTGTACTTCTCCTTGTTGAGAGGTCTGACATTCATCCGCATCACCTACTTCTTCAGATAGCACGTTTTAAACGCAATCCCAAGCCGCTCACATCGTCTCTTGGCATATGCCTGGCTGTTGCGTTCCTGGCGCTCTGTTTTGAAAAACGGGCAGCTATTTGTGCCGCAATGCTCGTCCTGTTTCTTTAATGCGGCGCATCCTTTTCTCGTTGATAATATGCAATCGTTAGTCATGCTCAACCTCCTTATACGGTTCCGGCATCGGCATCCATTCAATCACATTATAAAATGCTCCACCGTCCCACCACATACCTTCTCCTGCATATGTCATAACTGTTGACTTCTCGGCTCCCACTATCGTAACTATGTACTCTTCGAAGCCATCAAAATCTTCTAAGTCAGCAGGCTCCGGAGGAAGGCGTTCTGAGGTTAATATCCATCCAGTCAACAGTTTGCCGTCCATAATCTCTTCTGGCTCAAGTCCGGTATTCTCATACGCAGCCAATCGCTGTATCAGTTCTTCCTTTTTCGCCTGCGACCAGTATCCGGTCTTGATACCGTTTACTCTTTCGTGGGTTAATCTGTTCATGGTTTATACCTCCGTCTAATCTTGCACAGTGGAGTCCATCTCCCATTCCAGTAGATTCTGTCATAAATCAGTAGTCTGGCCGCAGCGTGGCTCCATTTTCCAAATCTTACATTCTTCTTCCATATGATATATAGCCCTTTCAATGTCATAGGCTGTAGGCTGTGTGTCGATAACCGCTATCACTCCGTCAAGATAAAGCGCATCAGATAAACTTTCTGCTTTTTCCTTTTGTTCTTCAAACCTACTTATCAATGCTTGCTTATCAATCAAATTGCTCATTCCTTACCGCCTTTCTCTATGTCCTCGATTTGTGTCAGTCGGTCTTCTATGTAACCGAAAAACGCTTTTAGTGTATGGTCATTACTGGCTCCTGCTCCTTCTGCAAGTTTTATGACATACCTACAAACCAGTTCTGCTATCATTTCCCCTACATCTTTCGGATCTCCTTTAGCGTCAACTCCAAACTCTTCACCGTAGCCCCTGGCGCATACATACGCTTTTACTTCTTTTTCCATGTTTTTCATCTTCTCACTTTCGTTTTTAATTTCGTCATTTTTGTTCTAATGACGAAATTGAGCTTGCTCCTTATACGACATACTTCCTGTGGGAATATTCCAGTTCTTTTTCGTTCAAGTCTAAATAGATCTGAGTTGTGCTGATGTTGTTGTGCCCAAGCATCTTAGATACCTGTTCGATCGGCATACCTCGACGCAGCGCCATCGTTGCGCAAGTTCTTCTGAATCTATGCGGATGTACTTCTTTCACTTCTGCTCGTTTCCCTATTTTTCTAACGATTGACTCTATTGTGCTTTTATCTGTATGATCTAATCCATCTATAAGTTTGGGATCTTTGTACCATGTTGGCATTCCTTTGCGCGTGATTCCGCAATGCAGCATTTTGTCAATTCCTTTTGGAAATAAGTACGGATTATCATCTTTTCTTTCAGCTAAATACAACTCGATTGCCATCACCGCTTTTGCGTTTAGATATACCATTCTGTCCTTGTTGCCTTTTCCATGCACGATTACTTTATCTCGGTCGATTTCTTCGATTTTGATATTTACTAATTCAGTAACACGACATCCGGTAGATAATAAGATTTCGACTATTGCCGTTTCTCGATATGCTCTGCATGCGAGTCGGATTTTTTCAATATCCATTTCGGAAAATGCCGGCTTCTGTTTTTTGGGTTCTTTCATTTTTTCGATTTTTAGTGTTGGATTTTTTGTTATATACTCATCGTCCCTCAGCCATTTATAGAACGTGCTCATTGCACGCAGTTCGTTGTTTAAGGTTACTTTCGATAATCCGTCTCTTGTTTCTCGGATTGCCAGATAAAGCCGAATATCGTCTGTAGTTACCTCCAGGCAAGATTTTTGCATATGTCTGAATATAAACCGTAATGTTTTGGTGTAGAATTCAATCGTCCTGTCCGTTCTGCCGCTTACACGCTTTACGATGGCAAATTTACGTATCATATTTTCGTTTATATCACCCTCGTAGATAGTCAGATCTGTCGCTTCCTTTTCGATTTTATAGTCTTTTAAGGTGATAATAATCGTGTTTCGGATTTCATCTATCTGTTCACTGGAGTACCCTCTACAAATGAGTGAGTTTATAATTCTATCCGTTGCTTCAGTTCTCATCTTTTCCCTCTCTCCTTAAACCTGCCCCATTGCATGATTAGCGCCGGTGTTTCCCATCTCTCCCAGGTTGTCATCCTTAGCGTGTCCCTTCGGTATACCACCGCCGGAACCCCTGCAAGAGCAAGCTGCAGATATGCCATATGTACGCAGCGGCTGTCTATGTCCGAACATTCCACAAAGAGATTTCTTCCGATGTTGAATCTCTCCCGATTATACAGTACATCAAGCGCTGCCATGATCATGCCGGCACTGCCGCAAGATGGTTCGTTTATGGTTAGAATTTTATCCTCATCCATGCAGCGCCTCACAATCTGCACATCTATGCTAAGCTCCGCACTCATTTTAGAGATGTTATACGGTGTAAAAAATTGACCGGCATGTTTATTGCTCGTTTCTGACCGCATGTACAATTCTCCCAGGTAATCACCGAACCCAACATGAGGATTAATCATATTCGATAACAGATCATAGATTTGTGAAAACACCTCGATGATCAGGCGCTGACTTTGCTTATCGTGCTTGTGCATAATCTGCAGATATCGTCCCTCTCGCTTCTCGGCTTGTCTCTCATCGAAACGATTTGATATTGCTATTGCACCGCACTCGAACACATCTGAAAGCAATTCGTGTGCGCCAATTTTGTATATGCCTTTTTCAAGAGTTTTGATTATGTCATTGATTGTCGAAACCTTTACTGGTTCATAACTCTCGTATTCATCATTTGTGACTCTCGCTAAGTTGATAGGGTTACGTACATCCGTTATCCACGCAACTTCTTGTCTTTCCATAGCTCCTTCTCCTCACACACAATCCTCTTCCTCTTCTCAAACGCATACTCTGCCTCTCTCTTCGCCCCTGGGCTGTCCTGCCAGTTGTTCAAGAGATAAACCTTATCGCAGGTATCGATCATGGCGAAACAGATATGCATATAGCCCTCGTAGTCTAACCCTTCCGGAAGAACTGTCGGGTTAAGCACGGTGTATCCTTCCTGTCTCAGGTAGTTTTCTGCCTCCGCAAAATGGTGCAGCATTCTTTCTCTTGGTAGTCCGGTAATCTTGCCGGCTATGTAGATTTTCATGTTGTCTTGTTTACCTCTTTACTTTCAGCTGATTTTTCGGAAAAAATCAGCAAATTCTTCAACGATTTCCCATCTGTCAATGTACTTGTCATATTTTGAATGACCAGTGCCAATACAAAGCTGTGTGTTGCCTGACAACAGGTGTGAAGGAATGATGTATATTTTTTCGATTTCTTCATCATCAGACAGGCAAACCGCAATGTATATGTCACAAGTCTGCTGCGGCTTGGCAAGTCTGAATGAAAATACATCACTTCCACGAACTTTTGACCGTTTTGCAGCTTTGACATCAACCTTCACGCACCCATCAACCAAAATGTCATACGGGTGTCTTGTTCCTGTCATTTCACAGCTGAACTGCTTTGAAGTCAGTATTTCTTGCACCTTATTTTCAAATTCGCACCCAAAACTTGTATCGCTGCACTTCATTTCAAGACCTAACCTGACAGCCCACTTAAATGACCCTCCAGTCTTTGTGATTCTGTTTGTTAGCCCTGAGTTTCCATAAAAGTCATTGATTTCTTTGTGTGTTGGCATTCTTTCAATTCCGTAATGGTTCATCACTTCAAGGATTCCTTCAACCATTTCGCTATCTGTCCAGTATTTTCTGACTGTCATTTCTTCACCACCTATTAAAAGGGTACTTCATCTGAAACTGCCTGAAATTCATTGTATGGATTTTCTTCCTGACGCCATCCCTGATCTGCAGAATGTCCTGACTGCTTGTCTGCCCATTCCAAAAATTCAACCCTGTCCGCTACAACATCGGTTGTGTAAACAGTGACGCCATCTTTATTCTGATAGCTTCCGGTCTGTAGTCTTCCCTGAATACCGACCAGTCTGCCTTTTGCCAGATACTTCTCGCAGTTCTCTGCTTGTTTGCCGAAAACGGTAACACGCGGAAAGTCGGTCTGCTTATCGCCGCCGGCTCTTACCGGTCTGTCAATGGCAACGGTAAAGGTTGCTACTGCCATCTGGCTGCTTGATGTATATCTAACCTCTGGGTCCTTGGTCAATCTGCCAATAAGTACTACGCTGTTCATTTTCTCCTCATCCTCTTCTTTCTCGTCTCTGAATATTCTATTTGCTGAAGGCTGCGCCCTTGCCTGCGCTTTGCGCCATAGGCTTCGATTTCAGCTCTAAACGCTATATATTTTTCGCAATATGCGTGACAAGAACTGTTTCTGCTCTCGCATTCTTTACACGGTGATGTCCTGACCATTGCTATACTCCCTATAAAGCTCTACCCACTGCGCAAGGGTCATGGTGACGAGCCATTCGCAGTGATTCTTTCTGTGCATGACTACCGGTATTTCACCGTCTCGGGCATCGGATTTCGACTGCGCCAACGCATCATAGATATTCAGCCGCTCTACACGCTTGCATTCGATGTGTACGCCTGGAAGTCCAACAACATCCGCATCGCCGTTAGTCCCGCAATACTGCTGTCCACGCCTGCTTTCATAGCCATATTCCTTTAGTTTTCTGGCCAGTTCTCGTTCGCCCTTTGCGCCTTTCTCTCTCGAATTTATAGCCATTTTCCATCACCGCCATATTCCACTTTTCTGATTACGGATTTCCGGTTGTTACATTCAGACGCAGGTTGCTCTAAGATTTTAGATACAATGACGATTTCTTTGGAAGCTCTGCATTCAACCTCCACAAGATCACCAATCTTAACCTCATCCTCAAGATGTTCCGGCAATTGCCATAGGTAGTCCTTTTGCGGTTCATGCCTGCTAATTCCGTGATGACCAACAATCAGCTTCTTTCTTGGGTTAATTCTTCTCATCTGACGCTGAATTTTTCGTTCTTTTTCCTTTGCCACAGATTTGTCTAAATAGAGCAAGTATTTTAGCTGTTCGAGCATAATCTCTACGTCCGCCACTTCTTCGGCGAGAATACAGGCGAATGCTTCAGCCGTCTCAACGTTGTATTCATTTACGCACCATTTTCTGTATTTATTTACAGCCTGTATCAACTCTGCACATTCCTCTACAGTCTGCATGAGTTGTTCCTCAGCTCCGTAATTTTCTGCAATCGTTTTTAATCTTGTATCCATCTCGAAAACTCCTTTCGGTCTTTAATGTCGTGATAAATTTCCATAATTTCGTCCTTTAGCGGTAGAAATCGTTCTGCGAGGTTTGGTGTTTCATGCAGTGGGCAATAGATAGCCCCTTTTGCCCTGAGGATAGCAAACTTACCGTCTGCTATTCCGTAAATCAGCCCACACTGCACCATGCTCTCTATGGCGTAAATATCGGTATAGTTGACAAGCAGTGTGCCGATGGGCGTTTCTTTCTTGAATTTCAAAATACTTATCATGCCTAAACCTCCAGTTTTCTCATACGGTAGTCTTTTCCGTCCATACGGATGCCGTCACACATTTCAATAATCCGAGAAAATGTTGCCTCGCCAATATTTCTACGCATTGCGCTTAACGGTTCGTTCGTTGTGATAATTACTGGACCATAATTCTCATATCTGCCGTTGATGACCCTATAGAGCACCGAATTGCTCCACGAGCTCTGCTTCTCTTTTCCAAGATCATCAATCACCAAAAGCGGTACGGAGATCATCTCTCTGGCAATGTCCTCATCGGTACCGAACCGGCTCTTAATATCCTCCAGCAGCTCTATGAAGCTGCCAAACTTGACCGGAATGCCAAAGCGCTCAATGATGTAGTTGGCTACAGCCGCAGCCAGGTGTGTTTTGCCTGTACCGGGGTTTCCCATAAGCAAGAGCCCCTCTCCCTTGTTAAACTGAAAAGATTCCGCAAATGTCTTGGCTGTCTCATACGCCGCCGGAAACATGCCCGGCTCAAAAGACGCAAAAGTTCGTTTACAAAATCTTCTGCCTAAGCAGCTTTCTTCTGTCAGGTTCCTCGCTCTTCTCTCCCAGTAACAGAGCTCTTGTTCTACCTGCTCGATGTTGTCCGCCAGGCAGAAGAACCGGCTCCTGTTGTCTGCGTTAAGCTTTGAAAAATCCCCCATATTCGTCAGATTTTCCTCCAGCAGCCTTTTCTTGTTCTGCAGGTCTTGTATTTTTTCCAGCGTGGTCATTTTTCTCCTTTCTGCTCCATGCACGTATGGTGGCAAGGTGGTTCTTATAGCTCTTTCCTGTGCTTGCCATGTACTCAGATAATCGCTCTATACGACTCTGCCAATCCTCCGGAAACTCTTTCGTCAGCTTTTCCATATCCTCCGCCGAAAGTTTGACATTTTCGTATTCGCCATATATATATTTATTATTCTTTACATTCTTTACATTCTTAAGATGTGGTTGCTTGTTGGTTATCTGTTGGTTGCTTGTTGGTTGCTTGTTGGTTATCTGTTGGTTGCTTGTTGGTTGGTTGTCAACGTCGTCAAGTTGATACAACTCCCATTTTTCAACAGTTGCAATGGTAAATCTGTTGGTTGATTTTAGTGTTATTTCTCCAGTGCTTTCCAGCTTTTTCAATGCAGTTCTTATCTGTTGCTCAGAAAATCCTAAAATATCAGCCATCTTCTTTCTGCCAATAACGGCTTGACCCGGTTTAAGTTCATACCCTAAATAGCTTGAAGACTTAAAAGCTGCTGTGATTAGAATGTGCAAAAAAACATCTTTAGTAACAGAATCAGAATACCAACCCCAATCAGTGAATTTTCTATGGATTTTCACGAATCCATTAAGGTTTGCCACGTACCGCACCCCATTTCTGTTTTAATTCTTCCAGTTCATTAGGAGTCAGGGTTTCAATTCCCATCTCTCTGCAGTCTTCTACTACGGCATCTATCAGCCTCGACATTTCTTTTGTGGTATATGTAGATGACCCGTAATAGCAGAGGATATTATGATAGCCTTTCGTATTCTTACACTCGCCCATATCCTCACATAGCCAGCCAAGGCCCTGATTCTCCCAAATTACACACCAACGCAAAATTGCGTCTTCTCTGATTGGTACAATCTGATAAACACCAAAGTCTTTGATATATTTCTGGTATACTCGTTCCTTGCTTAGCGGCGGTGTTACCGCACTCCCAAGTTTGCCAAGCAGGGTCCACAGATAGGCATTAGCATCTAAGGACCTCTTCTTCTTTTTCAGGCTGATAGAGACCTCGTAGTCCTTCTTTGGGTCAATCGTACCCAAATCGGTCAAAAGGCTGTGCACGGCGTTAAAATCGCCCTTATTGACAGGGATAACCAGGTTGTTCTGCTTGTACAGCAATTCGATTCTCGGTTGACCTACAAGCCTCATAAGTAGTTCCTTCCTATTAAGCCCATAAACTCGTCTCGGGTGTGTGTTTTCTCGTATTCCGCCTGGCAAATTTTCCGCAGTGCCCGGTCAGTTTGGCTATCGTTATGCGGTGTCTTATATGGGCTGTCCGCCACATGCAAGTACCAGCTAAGCCATACCCACAGACCATGCTGATCACTGATCTCCCGGTTAGCGGTACCGAAGAAAATATGATGTTTATGTAGTCCTTCGGTATTGCCAGTAACAAAACACTCTTTCTTATCCTGCAAAATAGATTTCATTACTACTTCCCTTGTTCTTTTTTGCGTTTTTCCAAGATGTTTTTACAGTGTTCAAATTGTTTCAGTGTGAGCTTTTCGAAGTTATCCACTTCATAATATTTGAAGAGCTCATCGAGGTTCGCACTTACTTCCAGGGCAAGGTTCAGCAGGTAATCAGCTCCGCCAGCCGTGATCCTGTCTTCCGGTTTCATATCCGCCAGTTCCTCGCTGGTCTTTTTCGGAGATTCCTTCACCTTGTCATAGGATTTCTGCGTGGCTACATTGGATATCTTTCCGTCATTGTACTTGGTGTTGTCATTCCCCCAGTAAACATCGGCGCCCATGCCAAGTCCTTTACAAGCTACGGAGATGGCATCAGTAAGCGCCATTTTATAGCACTCGTCGTTAACATAAAGTCCGCTCTTTTCGGCAGCAACAAGCATGCTGCCGCCGATACCCTGAATAGGCTTGGACCACTCCTCACCCCTTTTCACGAAAAGGTTGATCTTGACATTTGCAGTAATCTCATCTTTTGCCATTGCAGTCTCAACCCATTTGTCTGCAATTTCGTAATACCAGCCAAAGCCTATGGGTCCGAAAACCTCTGTGAGTTTCTTTATTCGCCACATAGGGTTAATATCGGTCATTCCCTTTAGTCTGCCGCCGCCGATTCTCTTCTTCGCCTCTTCGGGTACATTTCGCACCTGCTCATATATTTCTAAATTCTCCATTTACTCCTCCATGTTCAGATATTCCGTCAGGCCGTCTTTTACCGCCTCTATCTCAATCTTTCTATACTCGGCAAGCAAAGTTATCATTGCGCCGATATCCTCGATGCAGGCCTCACACAGAGCCTTATCCGGAGCAACAGGCTCGCCGCACATCACGCACTCCCCCGGTTCCTGATACACCTCGTGGTTACAATCCGGGCAATGATAAGTCACAATCGTCTCATGGCCGCCTACATCTGCATCAGGAATTTCATAGGTTTTCTTCTCATACGGCGATACCGCCTGTTTGCAGTACTTGCACCACATCATCATTCCTCTGCCCTCACGAACTCACCATTTTTTAAGGTGTAAAACACGTCCGGTTCTATGATTTCCCCGTCAACCTTACAAGCTTTAACAGTGGCAAGGTGCCAATTGAGATTATTATCCTGCTCCCATTCAGCAAGTACGAGATAGCAACCTAATGCGCCCTTTGCTCTACTCTGAATGCCGGTTGCAATTGCGAAAGACTCCTTGCCAGATACCGTAGCAGCGCTCCGGTCGCCTGTATTGGTAGCAGCGCTCCGGTAACCTGTATTGGTAGCAGCGCTCTGGTCGCCTGTATTGGTAGCAGCGCTCCGGTCGCCTGTATTGGTAGCAGCGCTCCGGTAACCTGTATTGGTAGCAGCGCTCCGGTAACCTGTATTGGTAGCAGCGCTCCGGTCGCCTGTATTGGTAGCAGCGCTCCGGTAACCTGTATTGGTAGCAGCGCTC